TCAGCACCAGAATCTCCTACTGCAGTTGCTGAGAATTATCAAGGACCAGTAATCCCAGAACCACAGAAACCTGTAGATATATCAAAACTATTTCCAGTTCCTGGTAATGTTCCTAGACAACCACCTGGGAAAGGGGACACGATGGCAGATAAACTGAGTAGAGCATTTAGTGCATTCCCAGCAATGCAACAGCAAGTGCAGCAAAGTCAACCAAATCCACAGGACTTACTAAATAATTTTAGTGCAACGCAGTCATTTAGATCTATTACTTCTAAGAGTGCATCTTCTCAACCATCATATTAATTATGACATCACCATTACTAATCAATAATTTTGAAATTAAAAAATTAGATATCACTCTTAACAATGGAAGAAGGTTATCGGTTGATAATAAATCTGTAATGAGTTTAGAATATTCTGAAGGTATGCTTCAGAAGTATATTACAGTGACATTAAAACTTGCAGATACTACAAACGGTCTTTCTTCTGCTCTTGTAGGTATGGAGAAAGTCGAATTAGTATTTGAAGATCTAATCAATAAGATTAAGTATGAGTTTACAGATTCTTCTGGAAATGGACCATTGTTAATTTATGAAGTGCATGATAGGAAGTACAATGATACCACAAAAACTTTTGTAGTAGAACTTGCAAAAGAAGAAGTAATTACAAACGCAGTCACTCGTATTGGTAGAAAACTTTCTGCGAAACCAGCAGAACAGTTACTAAATGAGATGCTTTCTGAAATTAAAGTTAAGAAACCATCTGGTCCAAATATTTCTAATAGTTTAAACAGAATTACATTTATTCCACCACAAGCAAAACCATATGAGATTTTAGTATGGGCACGAAATAAGTATATTGGTAAAGATCAAAAAGATTCAAAAAGTGGTGGTAGTTATTCATCTGCTGGATACTTTTTCTTTGAGGATTACTATAAGTACAACTTTGCGTCGATTGATTCGTTTTCATCCAAAAGAAAAGAAAAGTTTAGATTTACTTCAGGTGAAGGATTGAAGGGTACTGATGAATTGAAAAGATTAGTTTCTCCGAAGCATCTTACTAATTTTAACTTACTTAGGAATTTTGATAAAGGTTTCTTTTCTGGTGAGATATTCTTTTTTGATTTGGTTAATATGAATTATGAGATTGGTAAGTATAACTTAGCAGATAATTATTCAAAATGGAAAAAACTTGGCGAGCAGGATGATCTTCCTCAGTTGTATAAAAATAGATTATCTGCAATGGATCCAACTAGAACTTTGGCGATATCCTATAATGATGATTTGTTTCTAGAAAGTGGTGAAGATAAGACAGACAAGAAGATGTTCTTCAAAGAAACAGTTGTCCAATCAATTCAAAGATTTGGCATCTTTACAAGTCAGGTTTTTTCTGATACAGTAGCAGGGAACCTAAGTTTAAATGCTGGGGATATGGTTATTGTGGATTTCCACAACTCAACTGGAGATGTTGATCCTACTTTAAGTGGGAGATATATAATTCTAGGAATAACACATATTTTCAATAGGTTTATGCCTGAAAATCCATTCAGGTCTAATATAACTTTTGTACGAGATTCTTTTGGAGGATAAATGGAAAGCATTCATCAACATATTAATAGAGATAAGGAAATTCTTGATAACCCTACAATCTCACCTCAGATGCGTCGTCATACTGAGCAGGAATTGAAAGAGTTGCAAGATTATGCAGAACGTCATCCTGGAGATGACCACGATCCAAATTCATTAGAATTGTATTGTGATATTAACCCAAATGCACCTGAATGTAAAATTTACGAAGATTGATGATTGAATCTGGAAACACATTAGAATCTAACTATTGGTTTGGAGCACAAGGCAATCGACTTTGGGTTGGTCAGGTCGAGGGCGATGGTAAAGTAGATATTTTAGGTGAAGAATTAGAAGATATCAGTGCATCTAATCGGGTTAAGGTTAGGATCATGGGATATCATTCTAGAAGTAGAGATGTTCTTCCACCTAAAGATTTGCCATGGTCACATGTTATGATGCCATCTACAGCAGCAGGTAATAGAGCATCTGGTGCTGTGCATAATCTGGATAATGGTTCATGGGTACTTGGTACTTTTCTTGATGGAGAAAGTGCCCAGCAACCATTGGTTTTAGGTAATCTTGGTATTATTGAAAAGGGGCAATCATATGCCGAAAGAGTTGATAAAGATGCTGGTGGAAATAATTTTATTCCCAGACGCCCTGAAACTCTAGACAATAATAAACCATCAGGATCTGAAAATAATGGTCCTCCAAACAGAGGACAGAATGCTGGTAAAGCAAGTAACAATGATAAATCTCAGCAAGAAGCAGAGAAGATTACATATTCTATTGCAAATGGAAAGTGTGGTAAATCTCCTGAATCTGATTTTGCTAGAATTCTTAATGATCTTTTTAGATTTGTAAGAAAGCATACTAATCTGGGTGGAAAATTAGTCAATACTTTGACTGGTGCTGTAGTTGATGTTGGTGAATTGGCAATTAATTATGTCAATAGATTAGCAGCAGTTGTAGATGGAATGCTTGGTAACATCAAAGCATTGGTATTGGCGGAAATGAAAAGGTATTTCCAAAAGTATATTGTGCAACCAGCACTTCTTGCTGCTGCAGCATTACCTCAGAAGAAAACTGATGCAGTAGTCCCAATTGCCCAGAAATTTATTGATTTGTTTTTTGAATTAATTAAGTGTTTATTTGAAGAAATTATTGATAAAGTTCTCAATACTTTATTTGATATGTTGCTTGGTATGATTGATAATATTATCAATACTGCTTTTTGTATTATTAGTGATATGGTAAAGGCAATCACTAGTGAAATTACTGATGCAATTTCTGAAGTGTTGGATATGATAAAAAATGCAGCATCTATTATCAAGTCAAATGGTGATTATGCTGGAAGTATTTTGAATCAAATTGGTGACTTTATTGAAGCGTTCTGTAGTGGTCAACTTACATGCATTCTGGGACTTGGAGAATACACTACAAAGGAAGGTGGAAAACCAGATAACGCTATTGAAACTATCTTTAATAGAATCGAAACTGCAGATGGTTTGGTTGATAATTTAAATGTAGGATTGTATGGAAGTGATTCATTCTTCAGAACATTTGAATCTACTAGATTCTTTGATAGTGATGGAAATGTTGCTTCTGGTACATTAAATTGTTCTAAGGCAAATCAGATACTTTGGCCATCTTTTCCAGACATTTGGTTACTTGGATTGCCTTCTGTTCCATTGCTAGACCTTCCAAGAGCAATTCCTGCAGTTAATAGAAACGGAAGAGTAGTTGCTGGAGTTATTACTAGACCTGGTGCTAGGGGTGTTTTAGATAGACCACCAGAAATTACTATATCATCTCCTAATGATTATGGTGAGGGTGGTAGAGCAACCGCAGTTATTAATAGAGATGGTCAACTTAGTGATATTATTATTAATAGAACTGGTATTGGGTATCCATATTTTGATAGATCAGTGACAAATACTAGAATACCTGTTGATGAAAATGGTGATCCAGTATATGATAAAATTTTTGGTGTTGATACTGAAAATGAATTTTGGTTAGGTATTATTACCCCACAAAATCCACCTCAAGTTATTAATGCTGGATTTGATCTTAATGAAAAAACATGTATCAAAATAGAACCAGGAGATGATGAAGTGAATGAAGTTGTTCTTCCAGAATTGAAACCAAATATTATTGATGGTAGGTTAATTAGTGTTGAGGTTGTTCGTGAGGGATTTGGATTTACAACACTTCCCAAGGTATATCTTGCTGAATGTAGAGGTGATGTTGAACTTCAAACTTCAAATACAAGAAAGGTAAGGATTATTCCAACAATTAAATACATTCCAAGAAAAGATGCACCTAAGTATTTGAATTTCTATGATACTTATAGACATATCATTGATTGTGTAGGACACCCAGGAGAATAGTATGTACAGAGGAACTGAGGGTCTTGATAACCCTACTCGATTAGAAGCAGAGAGATTAAAAAATCTACAACAAAATAAGTCAGAATATCCTTATAATAAAACATTTGTTTCTAAAATTGGACACACTGTAGAATTAAATGAAACTGAAGGAAATGAATACATTAATGTACGACATGGATTAACTGGAGCATTCATTAAACTGGATGCAGAGGGGAATGTTTTTATTGTTACTCCAAATGATATTAATGTAGAATCCGCAAGAAAATTAAATGTAAAGTGTGGAACTGTTTTAGATAGAAAGAACAAATCTAAGAGTGATCATATGTGTATTAATGTGGTGGGTAATGCACATGTTGAAGTGGAAGGTGACATGGAATTTCATGTCAGGGGTGATCGCCATGATAGAGTGGATGGTGAGTATTTCCTCACTGTTGGTAAACAAATGGTAACTACTGCTCCAGATGCTCAATATAAAGTTACAGGGCAGTTCAATGTTGATGCTAATAAATATGTAACAACAGCAGCAACAACTGAAACGAATCAATCTTTAGGTGGAACTACTGCAATAAATGTAAGTGGAACGTTTGAAATTAATCAATTGTCTCCTGGAGGCGTATTGAAATTTACATCTAAAGGTGATATGGAATTTGAATCTTTGGGTCACATTAGAACTACTACATTGAGTAATTTGGATTATAGTGTTGCTGGAAAGGTTGCATACGCAATTGCAGGGTTGAGAGTTATTGGCACTCCTACTGGTGTACCACAGGGTCCTTTGAGTCCTTTTGAGAGTGCTTTTGATGTAACCTGTGCTCAGGGAGCGATTAGAAACACTGCTTCTTTGGGTGTTGTTCAAATCTTCGCAGGTGGTCCGTACTTGGATGTGGACTGTTTGACAGGTGTCTACCTCAACTGATGGGGGCTTGACAAACCAGGGAATCTGTGTTACTATTACTTTGTTCAGTTGTTGATCAACCACATGAGTGATGAATCCGTTTCAAAAGTTGTCATTAGTATCCCCTCTAGGACCTTTCATATTTTCTCCGATCTTGGTAATGAAGAATCTGTGACGTGTGAAACTGCTGAACAATTCCAAAGGGTTTTAGACCTTTGTATGGCTAATTCTGAGCGAGCACCTATTGAGTTCGCTTATTGACCTCTAAGTCGGCACTGCCGACTTTTCTGGGAGCATGACGGAATTGGTAGACGTATCGGACTTAAAATCCGCTGGTAATATATACCGTGGGGGTTCAAGTCCCCCTGCTCCTATGAGGTTTCTATGCAGTATCAAGTAAGATCAGAATATAGGTTTGTAGATACTGTTGGCATTGTACTTGTCTATACTATAAATGGTATGGAATTTGTTTACGATGACATCAGTGATGAAGAACTTAATGATCCTATGGTTCAAGCAGTTGCTTCTAATGAACCTATTCTTTCCGTAGAAACTTTAATCCAAAATAGTGAATATCTCATTATGGAGGAACTTCATCCACTTTTATTTCCAGTAGAATTGGATCAATATTCTGTATTGCCTCCATAAATAATTTACGCCTCTAAAGCATTGTGGTGATGCAGGTGTTTTGTAAGCACCAGAGCTCAGTTCGATTCTGGGTAGGGGCTTTGGTAGTCCTTAGCGATTAACTAAGTAGACGCCAACTTCTACTACGGGTATCTTCCGTAGCGTCGTAAGGGAAGGGCAATGTCCTTCCCACCTTGGGAAATTAGCTTAGGGGTAGAGCATTCGACTGATAATCGAAAGGTCGGTGGTTCAAATCCACCATTTCCCACCTGGGGGAATTAGCTCAGTTGGTAGTAGCACTTGCTTTGCAAGCAAGATGTCATCGGTTCGAGTCCGATATTCTCCATTCGCTATTTGCAAATAGCGAATGTATTGGGGTGTAGCTCAGCGGTAGTAGCAGTTGACTGTTAATCAATTGGTCGCAGGTTCGATCCCTGCCACCCCAGTCATAAATTACTCATATTGATAGCTCGCTTAGCAATCTGGAGAATGCAGCGAACTCATAATTCGTGTAAGGTGGGTTCGATCCCCTCAGCGAGCATATATAAAATACTTATGGAGTAATTATGTACGAAGAATTAGATTGTTTTGAACGTGCTTTGCAGCATTTTGGGACCCGCATCGATGTTATTGTTGCATTAGAAATGGGTAATAAAATTGATGCCGAGACCGCATATCAGAATATCAAAATGGAATTAAAAGAACTGAAGAAGATTAGGAAGAAGAATAAGTAGTGGTTATAAATAACTGAAGAAATAGCACCGTGTCATATTAGGGCAATTTAATGGCATTAACACGACTTCAGAACATTATCTCTTCAGTTGAAGGAAGAATCTTATACGTCAATCCTGATGATTTTGACGCAACAGATGCAATTGATAATAAAGGTAACTCTCCTATTAGACCTTTTAAGACAATTGCAAGAGCAGTTCTTGAAGTAGCAAGATATTCCTATGTTAGTGCTGGTAATGCTGATGATAAGTTTGACCAGTTTACTATTTTACTATATCCAGGTGATCATATTGTAGATAATAGACCTGGTAATTATGCATTTGGATTAGATGGTCAAAATATTGTACCTGCAACTGATGCATTTTCTGCATCTCCTATCATCGGTGAATATGGGTGGAATAATTCAACTAAGCAGTATTCTGATCTCTATAAAGTAACTAATTCTACCCGTGGTGGATTAATTATTCCCAGGGGTGTTTCTATTATTGGTCTAGATCTTAGAAAAACAAAAATCAGACCAAAATACATTCCCATTGGTGGTACTAATGCCGCTGCTACTGAGTATCTTATTGGATACAATGCAGTTGCTGCTGAAGGGCAAAGAAATACTATTGAAATTACTACAGTTAGTGGTGGAGATGAAGACACTATAAACGATATTATTGTCGGTTCTTTCTTTGAAAGAGCAGTTACTGATGTTAATGGGAATGTCGTAATTGAAGCTGGTACTACGATCACTGACATTGATTGTGATCTTTCTTCTGGTAATGTTAGTGTTTCTCTTTCCAAACCACATAATTATCAAGTAAATACAACTGCTTCTAATGTCCTTCTTCAAGTTCCTTATGAGGATGATAATAGTAGAACCGCATTGTTTAGAATTACTGGTGGTTGTTATTTTTGGCAGTTTACTATTTTAGATGGAGATCCAAACGGAATTTATACATCTCAAACTGTAAAACCACAACCAACCTGGACAACTTTAGTAAGTCCGCAACAGACGCATACTAAATTAACAGTATTTGAATATGCATCTTTGCATGATCTTCATGTATTTTACAGAAAAATTTCAGATGCAATTTCTATTATCAATTGTGAAAAGATTGAACCTAAGATCCAAGAGAACAGGATTGTTGGACCTCTTGCAGATAGTGTAAGGATTATTAAAGTTGCTAGAAATAGAAAAACTGTTACTGTAACTCTTGAGGAAGAGTTGAACCTCACCGCAGGAAACTTTATTTCTATTGAAGGTAGCGGTAATACATTTATCACAGGAAATCAGAATACTAATTCATTCTATTCTGGTCAAAAGAAGGTCTCTTCTGTAAACAGCAGAAGTCAATTTACATTCCAAATTTCATCTTCTGATGAGAGTTTCCTTAATAGTATTGAGAGTTCTGCTGATATTGGTGGTGATATTACTGATGGTGTTCAAGTTGAATATACTCCAAATTCAACTGCTGTAGCAGAAATTGAAATTGATACAGTTGAATCTGCATCTCCATATATTTTTAATGTATCACTTCGTTCTACTTTTGGAACTTGTGGTATGCACGCTGATGGTTCTCGTGCAACTGGATTTAAGTCCATGGTTGTTGCTCAATATACTGGAATCTCCCTACAAAAAGATGACAGTGCATTCTTTAAATATGATAGTGGAACCAATGCTTATATTAATGAAGCAGGAGTTCCATACCATAAGGATATTGATGCAATTTATAAACCACTTCAAAGAAGTTATCACGTCAAAGCATCGAATCGTGCAGTAATTCAAGCAGTTTCGGTGTTTGCTGTTGGATATGCTGACCACTTCATTGCTGAAGATGGTGGTGATATGTCTATCACTAACTCCAACTCAAACTTCGGATCTAATGCAATGAGATCCATTGGATTTAGTGATACTGCATTTAATAAAGATTCTCTGGGTAAAATTACTCATATTATTCCACCGAGAAATGTTGAATCTTCTGATTCAAATGTTTATTGGGAAGCAATTGATACTGTATTAACACTTGACAACTCTGGTACTGGCACACCAACTGGAACTGAAGACGAAAGGATCTATTTGAAGGATAGAACTGTTGAATTGGAGGTTATTGGTGGAGGCACTGGATTTACAAATGGAACCATCACAAGAACTGACAACGATTTTGGATTAAATGTTGAATTGACTGTAACTAATGGCGTAGTACAAAGTGCCACATTTGGAAGTCAAGGAGCGTATGGTAATATTCAACCTGGTCAAGTCATTCATATTTCTTCTGATAATACTACAACTGGTCTTCCTTGTGAATTAGTGTTTGGTGGAACTTTTACTACTAAAACTGGTGAATATACAATTGGTGGTAGAAGATTGAATAAAGATGGATCTGCAACTGTAGATAAGATTTATGTTCCATTGTATCCAAATGGATCTGATGTAACTCAAGAGCAATATGCTAATATTAAAAGAAATGGAGATCCTTTAACTGGAAAGGTATTTGATTATGATTATGATTTGAATAATTGGTATGTTAATGTTGATCCAGCAGCAAATACCATTTATACTACAATGAATGGTAATAGTGGTAAATATCCTGGTATTCCAGTAACTCCTAACAGTTATATTAAAAGAATTGTAGATGAGAGAGTTGATAATGATAAAATTTATAGATTGCGTTATGAAACTAGAGCAGAAGGAAGCACTTTGCCTTCCTTCCCTCAACCTGGTTATGTTCTACAAGTAAAGAAAGGAAGAGGAACTCTTGGTGTTGGAGATAGATTCACCGATGGTGCTAACCTTCTGTTAACTAACAAGCGTTTCCTTGCTAATGAAACTGTTGCTAGGTATAAAGCAGCAAATCCCTCATTTAATATTCCAAATAGTGATCAGGCATGTATTGATGATTTAATTAGTTTGATTGATGCAGTTGCATATAATCTTAGATATGGTGGAAATAATGAAGTTTATGATGCAGCATCTCTATATCTTAGTGGAAGTGGTGCAACTGGTATTTCTGGTGAACAATTAGATACAATTGCAATGATTAATAATTATTTGAAACCATTGATGACTTACATCATTAACAATGGTCAAACAGGTTCTCCTGTCAACACTCCTCAAATTGGAGCAATTGTTAATAGTGGTGGATTTTCTCCTAAATTGATTACTGGTGAAGAGCAACTTGTAAATGTTTCTGGTGGTTGTGCAAACGTTGTTAGTGCATCTCATACGTTACTTGATATTGTTAATTACGCATTGATTAATAGCAATCTTACTGGTATAACAAGAACTGAGAAAGATTTCGTATTCTTAACTGAAAATCAATCATTCCCAGATGAAGATGGAAGAAACATTTATAATAGAATTACTGGATATGAGTATAATGATGTTTATTATGTTTACGAAGTTGAAGAAGTAACTCCATATCAACCAGAAACTGATCTAACCACAGAAGTTCCTGGAGTATATTATTTGACGGTTCTGAAGGCATCTGTCGGAGTCAACACTGCAGTATTGCCAGGAAATACTTACAAGTTTAGTCAAAATATTGATGATTTGTATCCAAGTATTGATGTTGACAATATTGTAAGTGATCCTATTGTTGCAAATAGTATTGCTGACTATATCACTATTGGTAAAGTTAAAACAACAAATGGTCTTAGTTCACTTGCAACTAATCCAGAGGATCCTTCATATAGTATCAGTAAAGAGGCAATTTCTTACTTCTTAGATGAATACCTCAATAATGAACTTGAGTGGTCTTGGGAAAATGCACTTACTTCAACATCTAATGTAAGACATCTAATAAATCTTAATAATGCTGATGGAACTCATGGTGAAACTATTGTCAACCTTGATTCTACCAGTGGATCTGGTGAGGTTAGAAAGATTCCAATTAATCCTACTAGAGAAACTGATGGAATCAAAATTGAACTTCGTAGACCATCTACAATTAGATCTGGTAACCATACATTTGAATATGTTGGATTTGGACCTGGTAACTATTCAACTGGTTTCCCAATCAAACAAACTAAAGTTCTTACTCAAGAAGAGCAAAAGTATTCCCAGTCACTCAAAGAGCAAGGTGGTATTGCATTCTATTCTGGATTGAATTCCAATGGTGATCTTTATATTGGTAATACAATTATCAATGCGGTTACTGGTAAAACTACAGAAAATCAAATCAGTGAATTGACTTCATTGACTGTTGTTGAATCTTTTTCTGTCCTTGGTGGACCTGGAAATAGAATTGCTACTAATTTCCAAAGTCCAGTGAACTTCTTGAATAGAATCGAAGCAGGTGGGGAAAATATCTTTGCAAATGTTCAGTTGAGAAATGATGATGGATTCATTACTAAACTGCTTAATTTGGATACACCACCAACTGGTGGAAATGAAAGTGATATTGTTATCAATACTCAAATTTCAGAGGGTTCAAGTTTAGGATGGGTTCGCACTGAGAATAGTGTTTGGAGAGAGTATGGTCTTCTTGGAACAGATAAGATTCATTCTTATAAAGATGGATCAAAGTATGTTCTCAATGTAGGTCAAGATCAAATTGATATCGATAATAATACTACGGTTAATGTTAATTATGATTTGGATGTAACTACAAATCAACGTATTGGTGGACATCTTGATATTGGAGTTGGCGCTACTTCTGCAATTACATCCAATACTTCCAATAAAGATACTCAACTTTACATTGAACAATCATGGGCAGCAACAGGAGTTGACCATAAACCAATTGAAATTAAACTTACTAATGACTCTGGTCAAGGTAAGATGATTGATATGCTTGATGCTAGTGGTGTATCTGTTTTTAATGTTGATAAAGAGGGTAATGTAAGTATTAAGAATGGTTCGTCTTATGGGTTATCTGCAAGAGCATTTGGTCTTACTTTGACTACTAGCAATACTATTGGTGGATCTAATACAGCAACTAGTACTATTGAAATTCGCCCAGTTTCTCCTGCAGTAACTATTAATTGGGATGAATATACTGGTGGATCTATCTCTGGAACAGGAACTCAAAGTTATGGTTTTGAAACAGTATTAGATTTGAATAGCTTTATTACCAAAGGATCTGCAGCAAATCTTGCTGATTTTAATACTAATTCCATGTTATTATTCATCAATGGTGTTATTCAAAGCCCATATGAAGATTATTACTTTGATGGTCAAAAGATCAGAACTAATGCTAGACCTCCAGCAGGATCTCGCATTGAAATTCGTTGCCTTGCCAATTAAAATAAATAGAATCATAGGAAAAGAAGCATAAAATGGCATTAACCAGAATTACATCCAGCGTTATTAAGGATGCGACAATTCAGGAAACTAAATTTGATAAGAGTTATCTTGATTCAAATAATGCTGACATTGCGACTCAATCTATTACGTTTGAATCGGATGTAACAATTAAAGTTGGTAGTGCTGGATCACCTTATTTTGCCGCCAGTTCTAATTTAATTACAATAACAGCGCAAAATTCTACTGATACTGCTCTTCAAATTTCAAGAGGTGGTCTTTCATTAAATGAAGGAAATATTACAATTGCTGATGGGTTTGATATAAGTGTTCCACAAATTAAAGTTAGTGATGGATCTTCTTCCTCATTAAGTTTTACTTTTGATGATGATACGACTACAGGATTTTATAGAGTTGGTGCTCCTGCTGATGTAGCATTAAATTTAGTTGTCGATGGATCATTACAAGTAAGTGCCATTCCATCTGAAAGTATTAGATTTGCAAATCGTCTTCTTAAAATTAGAACAGATGGGAATGTATATGCTGATCTGTTAAAATATGACACCAACAATCAATCAATTGTTCTTGGTGGTGCTACTAAGAAATTAAACCTTACAGTTGATAGTGATAATGTAATCAATGTAAGTTCAGTAGATCAGAGCGGAAATCCATATACAGGAAATGAAAATAGAGTTGGTATTAACAACTCTAATCCACAAGCAACATTTGATGTTACAGGAACAATTCGTGCTACAAATTATTCTAATATTACCTCAAGTGATCTACCTGTAGTTCCTGTTTCAAAAGGTGGAACGGGAACTAGTAACATTGGATTTCCAGAACAACTTTTAAGAGTTAATACTGCAGGAGATGCTCTTGAGTATTTTTCATTAAACACTGGAGACGTTAACAACCTTGCATCTTTTAATGTATCTGGGGATGGTACATTATATTCTGCACTTTCTAGAAGCACTTCCAACAGTAGATTAGTATTAACTCTTAACTCTTCAAATACTTTTTTCACAGGACAAGTGGTAAAGGTATTTGGTATTAACACTACAAACATTACTCAGTATGATCAGGATACAGTAGGAAATACAATTTATTCAAATTGGAAAGATTCTATTGATCAATCAACTAGTTTTATCAGTGCTCAAGGTGGTGCTGGTGGTGGTGTTCGTTATACTTACTATGCAGCGTTGATTAACTTCAGAACAGGTGTCATTTCTTCACTTAAAAAGTTAAAGCATAGTTCTACTGGTGCTCCTGACTATGTAAGTAACTATGAATTAGATACATTTAATGATCAAAGATACAACAGCATTAGTATTCTTAGACCAAATGCAAGTCATGGAATCCTTTTGTATAGATTTAAAAGCACTTTGACTACGGTTAAGGATAGAAATGGAACTACTTTGAATGATCATGATAAGAGATTAAATCTTATTGCAATTATCGGATCGAGAGATATTGGTTCTGCTACAACGACTCTGTTTACTTATAATGATTATGGTCCTTATAATCGTACAACTTGGGGAGATTTTAATACTGATGGATCATATAATGCGAATTATCAGCAAATCAAAACAATTCCATGTTCTGTTCGTCTGAATGCAAATGATGTAACTGCTCCTGATTTGCCAATTATTGCTGATTATGGTCCTTATCCAGGATGGTCTGAGCGTAATGTATTTGATGTTAACAAAGATAATGAAACCGTAGTAATTACTAATGCATCATCTGAAGATGCTGTATTTGATAATACTGATTTATCTTCTCAATTTATAGATACAAATAAGATCCAAATTTGCCATGATGATACTGAAGCTTTAGAAAAAGCAATTCAAAGTGTTATTGATAAAGGATATTATTCTCTATTCCTAACTGGGGGAACTTATAATGTAAAGAAATTGATTATTCCTGATAATTTCTCTCTCAATGGTTCAGGCAAGGCAACACTAATTAGAAAACAATTTTTCGATACTTCATATTCGGGAACTACTAACCCAGAATACAGTAGAACATATGCTGCATTGTGGTTAAGAAATCCTTGGGGGACGGGTAGATATGGGACATTTGATAAAGATAATGATGGAGACGGGTCAATTGATAATCCAACTTATTCTGAAATCTCTTCAGTTCCAGTTAAAGATATTACTTTAAGTAATTTTGCTGTAGACGGTAATTATAATTGTAACATTAGATTGGGAGATTCTACAAGACCTGATTCAAATGCCTTGGTCTATATGGCAGAATCTAATAATTGCTCTTTATTGAATTTGGATATTAAAAACTCAATTGGTGATGGTATTTACGCTGAGAGTTCTACAAGATTATCACTACAAAACACTTCAGTATATGATAACTCTATCACTTATTTAACTTTTGATAACCCAGTTCAAGCAACAGATGCTGTTGTATTTAAAGCGACTGGTTGTGCATTCTTAAGTAATCCTGGACCAGTTGATATTACTACTTCACAAGTAGTAGCATTTAACTCATGCATTATTAGAAACTCTGGTACTGGATTGAGAATCTACGGTTCAAGAAGTGCCAATGTAAATAATAATTTGATTCTTGGTCCTGATGATGAGTGGATTCCAAGTAGTGACATTTATGATAGTGATTTCAATTCTGTTAATATTACTGTAGATAAAACAACACGAACTGGAACTGGAGGTCCTGTTAAGTTTACTTATGTTGAAAATAATCTTGCAAAAGACCTCACAAATACTGAATTGTCTTCCTTTGTTTATACTGTAAGTGTTGACGTAAATGGCAATGAAGTTATCGGATCCAATCCATTAACATATACTACTCAAGGTTCTAGTACTCCAACATCTGTTCTTCAAGCAGTTATTTATGATATTGAGAATGGTGGACTTCAAATTGAAGTTCCTGCAGTTCCACCCCCAAATACACTTACTGCGAATAATGCACTTTATCATTATCCATACAGAGTGACAGTTGGAACTTCTGGCAATAATTATGACTACTTAATTTATTTTGTTAACGGAACTGAAAGTATTGCAGTTGGAGACCCAGATAATTATATTATTGACGGTGTTATTGGATACAATAATGTATCTCAAATATATACTATTAAGATTGCTGATGAGAATCGTGCCGATTTCCTTGAAGAAGATAGAGTTCAAGTGCTAGAGCATAATCCAGATACTGGTTATAGCTTGCCAAGTGAATTAATCGTATCTGCAATTAGATTTGAAGATCAGTCATTCGTATTGGATCTATCTTATCCACCTGGATTTGGAGGATATTCAACATTCAATGATTATCATAATGCAGTTAATCAAACTGTCGGTGGAGCAAATGGTTTACCTTCTGCAGTAGACCAAAATGCTAGAGGATATATAAAGAAGAAACGTTCATTTACAATCGCCAAAGGTATCATCGGAGTACTTTAATCAATGCCTGAGAATACTAACATTAACAACAACTCTGCCGTCGTAGTTGTCGGCAGAACCGCACCAGTTCCTACTGGTCAGCAATCTTCAGAGAAATCTATTCCTGTTGTTATTGCTAGCGACCAGGAAGCTATTCCTGTTGAGGAACAGAATAAACAACAATCTGAGGTTGCCCTTTCTCTTCTCGGCATTCCTAGATCTGAAGTTGCTCTGGGTATCTTTGCAGACGTTAATACTTATGACGTTAATCCAACTGAGTGGACTGCATACCCAGAACAGTTAAGAACAGTTTTACCTTCTGATCGATTTGAATATAAAGATATTCCAGGTCAACAAGATTGGGGTCTTAATCATGTCCCTTCAGAAGCAGGTGCTCATATTGAAGCACCAGTAAATGAGTATGCTATTCTAACCTCAAAACGCTTCTTTAGATACCAACCTGGTCGTGTATCGGCAGGTACATTTGGTGTTAAGTTTGGTCGTG